TTCAGCTTTGCCGTCTAAACGGATAGTAAGTTCGTGTGCCATTTTTCTGCTCCTAAGTAAAAGATCGTAAAAACACGATCCGCAAACCCTCTGTCACAGGGCTTGCAGTCTTGTTTTAGTATGTAAAGAAACCTTGAATTGCGCCAACGTAACCGCCTGTGGCTGTCTTGCGTTTAAACAACTCGGTGTAATCCATTGCTCCAACCCAGCGGTTCCATGCTGGGTTAAAAAACACGATGTAGTTGGCTGGCTTGCCTTCAAGGTCAAAGTATTTGCCAGCGGTTTCAGAAGCTTTGATTAGAGCTTTTTCGGCAGCTTCTTGGCTGGCGTAATTTTTGCAAGGCTGTTTGTTGGTCGAACGATATTCTTCGATGCGGGCAATCAAGCTAGTGACGATGTTCATAATGTTTTCCTTAATAGCCCGTCTGCGATATTGCTTGGGCGTAAGTAAATTATAGTATCGAAAACAACGAAACAATATGAAACAACAAAAGAATCAAAAAAATTTAAAGATTTTTGAAAAAAATTGCAAAAATCGGGTAGGATGACCAGAAGTTCTATTTCAAACCGCAGAAATGACCATGAAAAACCTCGAAATTCACTACATTGCGATTGAAGATTTGATTCCCTACGCCCGAAACGCTCGGACGCACAACGATGAGCAGGTAGCGCAGATTGCGGGGTCTATTAAAGAATTTGGTTTCACTAACCCTGTTTTGCTGAACCCAGATAAAACAATCATTGCTGGTCATGGTCGGGTAATGGCCGCTCGTAAGCTGGGCTTGGAAAAAGTGCCCACGATTACGTTGCATGATTTAACAGACGCCCAACGCAGGGCATACGTTCTAGCTGATAACAAACTTGCATTGAATGCCGGTTGGGACGAAGAAATGCTTAAGAATGAACTCCAAGACTTGGAACTTCATTTGCAGCACTTGGCAGGTTTCAATGAAATGGAACTTAATCTTTTGTTTAATGGTTGGGATTCTGACATTGAAAAAATGGAAGCCATTGAGCCAAAAGACAGCGTAGCCCAAGAGCGCATCACCATAACTTGCAATCCAGAATTAAAACAAGAGCTTTGGGAAGCCATTACCAACTTGGTAGATTCGTTAGGATTAGATGATGTTGAAGTCTCCTAAACTCAACATACTGATTGCTTTTCCTTATTTTAGTCAGGCTAACTATGCCAACCTGATGGCTAGAGACCCATCATCTTTTCGTTTGATTGTTGATTCCGGCGCATTTACCGCTTGGAATACTGGTAAAAAAATTTTGATGGAGGACTATTGCAAGTTCCTCAAGACCGTTCCAAGCCATTGGGATTACAAAGCTGTTCAATTTGATGTTTACGGCGACCCAGAAAAGACTTACACCAACTATTACAAGATGTTAGATATGGGGTTCACCGATGTGATGCCGGTGTTCACCAGAGGTGATACTGTCGAGCGTTTAGATGAGTTCTATACGCATACAAATTACATCATGTTTGGCGGTATCGCCATTGGCGGGTCAAACCGAAACTACGTTAAGTGGTTCAATCAAGTAAACAAAGGCAGGGACACCCACTGGCTAGGGTTCGTCAACATGCCATTTATCAAGCATTACAAACCCTATTCCGTAGATAGTAGTAGTCTGTTTTCAGCGGCTAGGTTTGGCAATTTGCAGTATTACGTTGGACAGGGTAATTTAAAGTCAGTCCATCGTACGGATTTCGTCAAAAAGCCCGATAGGGTAGTCATTGATAGCCTAGTCAAGACAGGATTTACTCATCAAGAAATTGCGCTGTTAGCTAACCAAGACGCTTGGGAAGGCTCATCAGCGCCTTATGACGGTGTAAACATTAGAGGTTTGGCGTCTTTTATGACCATTACCAGCCATGTAAAGAGGGCGGTGGAAATAGAACGCAACATAGGCACAAAAGTCTATCTAGCTGTTGGCAACAAAGAGCAGATTAACTGTGTATTTCAATCGTTAGAGCTTCTTAAATCCAAAAAACTTATCTGAAAGGTCAATATGAGCGACACTAAAACACTAACCCTTCTCGGGGCAAATACCACCGATTACGGGGCTAGCTACAACCCTGCTATCTTGGAAAGTTTCGAGAACCAATTTCCAGCAAACAATTACGTTGTTGAGCTGGAATGCCCAGAATTTACGCACATTTGCCCAAAAACTGGGCAACCTGACTTCGCAAACATCACCATTCGTTATTCGCCCGATCAAAAATTGGTCGAATCTAAGTCTTTAAAACTCTATTTGTTCGGATTCCGTACTCATGGAAGCTTTCACGAAGATTGCGTAAACACTATTGCCAATGACTTGGTAGCTTTGATGAGCCCTAAGTGGATTGAAGTGCGAGGCGACTTCATGCCTCGTGGCGGTATCAGTATCAATCCTTCGGTGCGTATCGAAAAATGATAGTCATAACAGCCAACCCTAACTCGATTGAGTTTGAAGATCAACTAAATCAGCTTCTTAAGCTGACAAAACTGATGCTCAATGAAATCGGCTACGTGGTGGCTGTTTTTTATCGTCAACAAGCAAAACAAGGAAAGTTGTTTTTGCTTGTGTCGGGCAAAGTCGTTGTGGGCTTTTGTAGCTTTAACGTCCGCAAGCGTGATGGTGTTGGGGTAATTTATGAGGTCGGAACTCACCCTGTCATAAGAGGCAAAGGTGGGGGCAAAATGCTTATAGAAGCCGTGCTGACTAAGTGCAACATCATTACGCTGAAATGCCCTGTTGATAACAAATCAAACAACTTCTATCAAAAAATAGGCAAACGAATTGGCGTAGAAGCTGGCAAAAAACGTCAGCTAAACGTCTGGGAAATCAATCATTCAACATTGAGAGGTCAAAATGAGTAAAGTAATGGTAGTTCTTTCTGGTGGGCAAGACAGTACGACTTGCTTGTTTTGGGCAATCAATAACTTTAATGAAGTCCATGCAATCAGTTTTGACTATGGCCAAAAACATAGCGTAGAGCTAAAAAGCGCCAAAAGAGTAGCAAAACTAGCCAAAGTCGATTCACATCAAATCGTAAATGTAAAAGGGTTACTGAAAAGCCGTAGCCCTTTGGTAGACCTTAACGCCACGTTAGAGACCTACAAAAACTACAAAGAGATGGACAAAATTATTGGCGACCGTATTGAACTTACATTCGTTCCCATGCGTAACGCATTGTTTTTAAACATTGCAGCCAATTACGCTCTTGCCTTAGACACATACGACTTGGTAACTGGCGTTTGCCAAATGGATAACGCAAACTATCCAGATTGCCGAGACGAATTTATTAAAACGCAAGAAAAAACAATTAACCTTGCGCTTGGCATCGAAAACTTTAAAATCCACACCCCGCTGATGGACTTATCAAAGTCTGAAACCGTGGAGTTGGCACAAGAATTGCCCGGGTGTATGAGGGCTATGGCTTATTCGCATACTTGCTACGCAGGTGAAGTGCCCCCATGTGGTAAATGCCATTCCTGTGTGCTGAGAGCGCACGGTTTCAAACAAGCGGGTGTTAAAGACCCATTGGTCGAAAGGTTCAAAGAATGAAAACTTCCGAAATTATCCGCCAACGTTTAAAAAGCCGTGGCATTCCATTCCATGCCAACGACAACATTGGTGATTGGATTATGGATGGTGAGCTGATGGCGCTACAAAAAGAGGTTGAAGCTGACTTAGAGCGAATGCTTCAGTCTTTGGTCATTGATACTGAAAACGACCATAACACGCAAGAAACAGCGAAGCGTGTGGCAAAGATGTATTTGAAAGAGGTTTTCAAAGGCCGTTACGAACGTATGCCTACGATAACCGATTTCCCCAATGCCAAAAATTTAGACCAGATTTACACCATAGGTCCAATTACTGTTCGTAGTGCTTGTAGCCACCATCTAGTCCCAATTATGGGTAAGGCTTGGATTGGTGTCTTGCCTAGCGATAGGGTCATTGGTATAAGTAAGTTCGTTCGTTTAGTTGAATGGATTATGGCTCGTCCACAAATTCAAGAGGAAAGCACCGTGCAAGTTGCTGACCTTGTTGAAAGCCTTATCGAACCCCGCGGTCTGGCGGTCATTGTTGAAGCCCAACATGAATGTATGACTTGGCGTGGTGTGCGAGAAACAGAAACCAAGATGACTACCAGCATCATGAGAGGCGTCTTTTTAAATGATGCGTCAGCTAAAAATGAATTTTTAAGGCTGATTGGCAAATGACCTACTACTCAAGCAAAACATTTGGGCATGACGTTGGACTAAGTTGCGCTTTCCGTCAATGGAGAGCGGATTCCCATTGTCACTTTGTGCATGGATATGCCATTTCAGTTCGCTTGGACTTTGAAGCCACTGAGCTTGACCATCGTAATTGGGTCATAGACTTTGGTGGCCTCAAAGACTTTAAAGAGATATTGAAAAAAACGTTCGACCATAAAACTGTGGTAGCTAAAGATGACCCTTTCCTTCATTGGTTTTTGCATGGTCGTACACTGGGCGTTATCGACTTAGTAGTTGTAGAGCGGGTTGGATGCGAAGCGTTTGCCGAATTGGTATACGAAATGGCTAAACAATGGCTAGAAGACCAAGGACACGCCGATAGGGTCAAAATGGTAAACGTGACCATTGCAGAGCATGGAGCCAACAGCGCTTCTTATGGAGTATAAAAATGTATAAAGTAAACGAAATTTTCGCCACCATTCAAGGGGAAGCTAAATTTACCGGCACTCCCTCGGTCTTTGTCCGTATGCAGTTTTGTGATGTTGGTTGCTCATGGTGCGACACTAAACACACATGGGACTTAGAAGGTAACGAAATTTTGGTTACTGACATGCTTGATAAAGAAATTGATTCAAGCGATTACACAGAGTTATCAGCCAAAGACCTCACAGAGCTTCTATGCGCCTACAAGATTGACCACATTGTCATTACCGGCGGCGAACCATGCGCCTATGACCTCAATCCACTTACAGATGCCCTAATCGCAGCAGGTAAGTCTGTTCAAATAGAAACCAGCGGCACATATCCAATCATGTGTCATGAAGACGTATGGGTGACGGTAAGCCCAAAGATAGGAATGAACCGCAAAGTCTTGCCAAGCAGCTTGCATAGAGCAAATGAGATCAAACACCCAGTAGGTAAACAAAAAGACATTCAAAACTTGCGTGATTTAGAGCTAAAAGACAAAGTAATCTGGCTCCAACCCCTATCCGCAAGCAAAAAAGCCACCAATCTG